GGGGCTTGACCAGCAGCCTCAAGGCCAGCCGAAAACTTTCTATCTGTATACATTTCTCGTTGCATACGTAAGTATTCATCTTGCGAAAGACCAAGGAGGTTTTCTGTGATCCAACGACGAGAGAAGAATCCTTCTGTCGCAGCACCTGCGATTTCAAATTTTGTCTTCCAATGTTCAAGCTCTTGCATCTCTGCGATCTTGGATGGGTTATTTAGAGACAGTTTAAAGGTTAATAAATCATCACCTCGATAGCCAAGTGTGTAAAGATGAATGATACCAATCTTCTCCAGCTCTGCAATTACCACCCTTTGGAGCCTCTGAATTGTTCTAGCAAAACGAATATCTTTTTGGGCCAAAGTTGTTTTATCTTCTGTTGCTCCTTCGCCCATGGACAGATATGATTGAGGCACTTTGAGTGCGGAGAATAATTTATCTCGCAAGTATTTTACATCCTCAATGGTAGCTGTCATAGCACCACCAGGAAGGTTAACAATGTCCGTAGAGGACTGTCCGCCTCTGATTGGGATAAAGTAGTCCTCTTCAATCGAGAGGGGGTTATAACGCAAATCTACGCGTCCTGTGGATGGGTCTACAACTTGATGTCTTTTCATTTGGGTCATAACCTTTTGCATATATTGTTCGACATCTTGTGGTGCGATGCCACCAACATCAATCTTGAATACTCGCCTCTCTGGTGCCCTTACAATTCTGTAGGCCATCATCGCGTCTTCCATCAATGTAAGTTGTCTCCAGATGCGCCTAGCGGCCTCCAATACGCTTGTTCCATATGGGGCATGCTTATCGTTACCCAAGACCCTAAAGTGTGCGATCTGCCAGTTCTCAAGCGTCAGCCCAGCATTATTCCATTGAAACTGAATATAATTTGGATTTGTTGGATCTTCACCCTCAAGTCTCTCAACTTCTTGTGGAGGGAGGCCAATACAGTTTTGTAACCCCTTGTGCTCATCTAAGTCTAGATATAAGAACATGTCGCCATATTTACACATTGTTCTTGCCCAACCAAAAAGGTTATGTTCAACATTCATAACACTGTAGTAAAGATTGTGTAAAACATATTTAATTTCATCATTGGGGCACTTAATATGAAGTATTGGAGTCAACGTTGAGTGTGTAGTCATCTCGTCCGCATAAATATCTAAAGATGATGCGATCTCTGGTGTAAATTCCATTTGGTCAAAGTCAACGTACCTCTCAGCTCTATTTCTATTCGAGATCATATTGAGGGTCAATACGTTCATTGGATTGTATTCAGTCTTTTTGAATTGTTGTCCGGATGCCGACCTAAATCTTTTTGCATATATATCAAGATGTCTTCTTCTTAATTGACGGCCTGACTGTGTTCTTCGTTGGGTTATTGGGCCCGAGAACACTCTAGTCAATGTTTTAAATAACGTACTTTGATTATTATTTGGGTTTCTTTCATTGCGCGCCATACTCTATCCTTTGTATATCCAAAAAAATTCTTTTGCTTTCTTGATCTCCTCTTCGTGTTTTTCATGAAATGTTTGTTTGTAAAAATTTTGGCCTTTGATTTGAGTATTCATCGTTGTTGTTGATTTCATCAAACCGCCCAGCATTGCTTTCTTATACGCCATATCTTTTTCATTTTCTGTTAGCGCTGTATCTCTGACCCAACAGGCAATTGCTAAAGACATAACTAGATCGTCATTATAAGATCGCATGGCTTGAGGCTTACCATTAATCCATACAAATGTTTTCAATTCATGAAGAACCCTCGAGGAATGTACATTAATTAGTTTGTTTCTTATGTACTCTTCCAATTTGGCTACGATTAATGGTCTCGTCTTTGTTGAGGTTGTGAAACCAGCGACTGCTCTCTCATCATGTTCGGCCAAGTAAGCCTCTACATATTCGTGAGTTGATTTTATTGAATAATAAAGTTTTTTATATTCTAAGTCTTTTAGTTTTTCCAATACAGCAATCCCAACCCCAACGTTTTCAACAACAAGGAGACACGTACCGTATTCAGTACCAGCATCGAACAAGATCCGAGAATACATATCTAGATCAGGCTTGCCTTGATATTCTGCGACGACGGTCATTGTATCAACCCTTACAATGTGAAAGCAAGAAAAATCTGCTCCATCGCCCCTTGCAACATCAGCGGATAGTATATAGGGCACACCTTCTTCATATCTTTCCCATATCCAAAAGTTCCTATCAAAACCTGATCTATAGATTGGATCAGTGGCGAGTGTAAACATTCTTTCTAAATCTTCTGGGTTAATTACGGTTTCACCAGAAGCATTGAACGAACACTCCAATTCCTGTGCGATCTCCCGCTGGGACATATTATTTGTCTCTTTATCATACCATGCTCGGTCTCGCTCAGGATGAACGTCCCACAATAATTTTATGGGATGGAAATCATTGACTCCAGTTTCGGCTTCGCTGTAAGTCTTGTGAAACCAGTTTCCTACGCCGTTGGGAGTGGAGAGGGCTATGCACCTACCCCCTGTTGATAGAGTGGGATAAAGACCCGTCCAGAGCTCGTCAAAGCCATCTACGAAAGCAGCCTCGTCCACGATGAGTAAAGATAGTGCTTCTGAACGACCAGCATCACCAGATGTGGATGCGGCTTTTACCATTGACCCATTTGACAGCTCAAAAGATTGTTTGTTATCAATTGAGATCTTTGCGATTAACATAAAAGAAGGGAGGTTCTTGAATATCATCTTAACTTTTTTTATAAGATTCATCGCTGTGGATAGTTTCGTTGCGATTACGAGAACATTCTTTTCTCGATGAAACAACATAAACCATGCAACATAAGCAGCCGAGATTGTTGAGATCCCAAGCTGCCTTGCCTTTAGTATAACATTGAATCGGTAATCATTAAAGTCTTGAAGAAGTTCTCTCTGGTAGTCATAAGTCTTAAACGGAATTTGACCTTTGAGAGGGTGGGAGATCTTACAATAGTTATCAATAAAATAATGAGGATCTTTTCCACACTTAACAAGTTCTCCAACGATTTCTTGTTTTGTGAGTTTCATTTATCACCCAAGTTGTCTCGCTGCGTATGCTTGTTGCACTGCGAATACATCTTTGTCTTTAAGATTAAACATTGGGCCACCGTTAAGGTATTTTGTAATTTTCTTCCATCCATTAAATGGGTTTCCAACTAAGTCAGCCATCTTGCTTACCATATCCACTTGGTCTGGGTAATATAATTCACCACCCATTTTATATGTGTATCCTTGGGAGTCAATTCCTGCTAAATCTGATTCGATATCTTTAGCCATTTTTTTTGTATCAATCATTCCCGTTTTAGCAGCTTTTCCAAAAAAATATTTTTCAAAAGTTCCTCGTCCCTTTGAGGTAATCATAGTTCTTGTTTGAGAAAGACTGTTTAATACATCTCTTTTACGTTTTTGGAGATCTTCTTCTGTGCCTGCGAAAGTATGTTCGCTGGGGCCCTGATTAAATGCTTTCATTGCTGGTTGAGTTGATGAGCCAAAAGTATCTCTGATCTTATCCATAAAACCTTCTTTATGAACAGACTCAAGCTCTTCCTTGATTATTTGCTTTAATTGTGTTTTTGTAACTTTCATTTCTGATTATCTCCAGGTTTAATGAATTCATTTTGAGGGCGCTTTGCTTTTGCAGTTTCCAAAAACTTTTTTGTAATGTCTCGGACGCTTGGCTCTGAAGGTTGACCGATGCCATCCATTGAAAGTCCCCCAACTTTGTAGTGTTGATATGCTTGAACAAAAGTACGAACTCTTGAAGTCTGCTGTACTAAGATTTGTGGTTCACCTTTTTTCGTAAGAGAGATTGAGTTTCCAGTGATAGCCTTGTATTCCTTAATCAAAAACTTTTTTACATCGTTGATTGTAGCAGCAATATCATTTTCAAATCTGTTGTCCTTGAGATCCTTCATGCGAACATCGCTTTGGTAATTAATGATCATAGAATCACCGTAAAATTTTACAGAAAATCCATCAATTACTCTGCTGTCCATAATTGGACAACCCTTCTCTCTTTGAAGTCCAACAACCCGCGCTTGACCATCAAGAGAGAATCTCTCGTCATGAACACCATCATAAGCATTTGCTGCTGCTTGCGATAGTCCTTGGATAATTTCTAACGTTTCTTTGCTCATTTATTTGCCCTCCTGCTTCAGCAAATATTTCTGGACGAATTCCCCAGCCATTTGCTGGATGAAGTCTGGTAGTCTGCGAGTCGCAATTTCATTGCCCAATTCGCTAAGTTGATCGTCAAGCCGATCATCTTTACGGCGGTCCTCTTCGGTTATTTTTAAATATTCCATAGCCAGATTTTGGACTTGGTCCGAGATTTTAAAAAGGGCATCATTGGGATCTGGTTCGCTTAGATCCATTTGTGTAACTTTAGTGATTGCTTCGGCAATCATTTTCTTCAATGTTTTTTCTGTTAATTTCATTTTGTTAATCCTTATTCTTCATATGGGCTGGGGTAGGAAAAGGGATCATTCTTGGCAGCTTTGTAAAAGTATTTATCATGTTTTAGTAATTCTGCATAATCTTGGTCAAGTTGAGCTTGTTTACCCTTGTCGTCAAGCCCCTTATATTTTTCTTGTCTAAATAATTTTCCGCATTGTTTATATTCATGGCACATAATAACCAGTCTATGTTGATCAATAACTGCCCTTTCCGCTTTTCTTTTTCGCGAAGCTGCTCTTTCTTCGGGGCTTTTAAAAATCATATCTCCAATGTCCCTAAACGATGGTAACTCCAACCCTTCTTCTTGCACTGCTTCGAGCTCTTCTTTGATGATCTGTTTTAGTTGTTCTTTTGTAATTTTCATTTATTTGGTCTCCAACCTGTTGCCCATCTTTCTTCTCTTCCTTCAACGAATTGGATGTAACAATTAAAGCAACAACCGAACTTGGTCATATACAAATCATCACGAGACTTGAAGGAATAAGAATTACAAGTAGGACAAGATCTATTTGTCTTCTTATTAAGTAGTTCTTTTGAGATTAAAACACCGTTGACCTCTTCCTTCTCTTGTTCTTCGTTGAGGCGGCGGTAGTTTGTTTTCAGTTCGTTGAGATATTCCTTCTCTTTTTCATCGTCCCAATCCGCTTTGGGGTGGGCGATGGTTTCTTTTCCATATTTGTCGGCAATCGCTTTTTCAAGTTTTGCGATGTAATCTGGGTCTTTGTTTTTCACCCTTGCTCCTTCATGTATTGCATTACAAGATTTTCCAATGTTGATGTATCCAACCCAGATTCCTCTGCAGTAGTCTCCAATTCAGATCGTAAATTATCAGCGATCCTTTTTGTTTTTGATTTAGCAAGATTAATCTTTTGTTCAACATCTTGCTCTTCTAAGTTTTGTACCAACCTATACATTGTATCGCCAGATTTATCTTCAAATTTCTCAACTTCTTCTTTTTCAATAAGATCTTCAAGTTCATCCATAATATCTTGTCTATCCGAATCATTTCCGTATTGCGGCAAATCATCTACAATCTCTTCAATGTCTGCTGATTCTGTTGAGCCGAGCAAGTCCTTGATGGCATCATCAATATCTTTGGGGCTGGCTTCATTCATAATCACATCAATCTCTTCCTTTATAATTTGTTTTAGTTGTTCTTTCGTGAGTCTCATTTTTTAATCTCCAATGTGTAAAATGGTTTTCCCTCGGTAGGTATTGTTTCAACGTATTTAAGTCCACTTGGTATAGACATTTTGCTTGTAGGCGGCCTTGCCCTAAAGTCCAAAAACTTTTTCATTAATCTGAAGGATCTTTTTTGGTTAAGCCTGTAAACTAAGAAAAGACTGTCGCCTTTAATTTCCACACCAGTCGGCTTATATCCAACGCTTCTTGGCTCTACTTCAATGGCACGTTGTATAGCATCAAGCCATTCACTTGGTCCTTTGTTGGCGGAGAAGTTGGAGTTGATAAAGTCAATCAATTCAACTTTTGCATCTGGAGGTAAATTACTGTAGCCGCCTAGTTTTCTAGCCTCAGACATTTTTTTCATTTCTTCTATGATCATTTGTTTTATTTTGATTTTAGTTATTCGCATCGATAGTTCTCACAGCATAATATGTCCCCAGCGATGTTCCTGTCGCAAGCAAAAAGCCGCCAAAGAAAGCCCACATAGTTTTATTGGGTCTTAACTCTTTTCGTAGAGATTCAATCTCCGTATCTCGAAGAGCCAAAAGAGTTGTATTTCTTTTTTCCTCTGTCTCCAACTCTGCTTTTAAATAGTCTAGTTCAAGTTGCAAATCTGCCTTTGTTGAAGAAACAGCATATTCTACTTCTATCAAGCACTGTTCATTTGCCATCTCTTTGCTACTCACAATATTTGCAATCGCTTCGTTATTCATTAGTCTCCCATCAAAAGGTGCCTGATCTCCCTCTTTTAGGTGGACCATAAGAGGCTCCGCAGTCGCCAGGGATAATAAAAGCAAAATCATTTTAACTCCCTTATGTTAAATTCTTCCAATAAAATTCTATCAATCTCTTCATTGCTTTCTGCGTTTTCTAGTAATTCTATTTTTCTTTGTGCTGTAGACCTAGCAAGTTCGGTCTGTGCCTCTAGATATTCCTGTCTTAGACGTTCTTTTTCGAGCAACATTCTCTCGAGTGCTGCTTGCTTTTTTGCATCTTTTTCTTCGTTTGTTTCATTGATTACTTTTATCTCATCGTCTTTAAGATTAGCAATGTCTTCCGCTGTACGTAGAGCAGAGTTTCGACCTCGGCGGCCTAAAAGAAAAGCGAAAAGGGTAACAACGCCGGCTGCCACCCATTCCCAATGCTTTTTAAACCAATTAAGCACCACGCCACACCTTAGCAAAATCAATGGCTGTTTGGCCACCGATGTAAGTCATTGCGATCATACCCCAGGTATCAGAATCTAGACCGACCCACCAAAGTAAACCAGTCGCAACGCCAAATACTAGTAGTTTTCTAGATACAACTTTTTCTTGAACAGCATCTAAAACACCTTTGTCTTTTCTGTTCAAATAAAGTGATTCTTGAATTTCTTCTCGATTTTCTCTTAAAACTTCATTGATTTTGTCTTTACAATCAATACCTGCAAGCCTTTCGGCCAACTCTTCTTTAAGTCCCATAATAGACCTCCTGTTACGGAACTAAATAGTATGGCAGGTCATAATTTGACCTGCGCATATCCGTCAACTTTATCAATATCAATTGTTTTATCAACGACATCTTTCAGATTCTCTAGGTGCGTAATCAATAAAACTGTCTTAAAATGAGATTTGATCATTTGCAATAGTCTTACAAATCCTTCCATATGTTCTGCGTCAAGTGCTGTCGCAGGTTCGTCTAGAATGAAAAAGTCAGGTCTTGGAAGAGATGAGATGGATATGAGTGCTAGTCGAATAGCCATCGATGCGATTGTCTTCTCGGCACCCGACCCCATAGACAAGGGCCTAGGTTCAAATCGCGGGTGCTTGAGGTATATCTCAAGGCTACTTCCATCATCATCTATCATAACCTCGAAGTCAACAATAGAAGAAAGAACAGAGGATATCTCAGTATTAATTACTGATAGCATAGATTTAATAACTTCATATGAAATTCCATTTGGGTGTGTTGCTTGGACAAATAGGTCGTAAGCAATATAATCCCTCTCAGCCTCTTTTACCTTTGCAATACCCTCTCGAGCTTCTTCAATTAATCTTTTGGTTGAACCCTTTTCAGACATTAATTCAAGTAGTTGTTTTTGACATCGATTACAGGCTTTTTCTTTGTTTGTGACTGTCTTAACGATTGCCTTAAGATCTCTCCTTAACGAAGACAAGTTTTCGTATGCTTCAATGTTATCATTATAGTATTTAATGTCGTCTTGATATTGTGGTATTTGATGTTTCAATAGAGACACTTTTGCTTCAAGGTTTTGCTCTTGGAGATTTTTAGTCTCTAATTCTTGTCTTAATTTATTCAAAGTTTTTCTTTGCACTTCAAAATCTTCAAGAACTGCGTTTAGATAAACGATTTCATCCTCAGAGTAATCTTGCTCCAATGTTTTTAGCATCATCCTTTGAGATGCAAGTCTGTCGTTGACCTCAACAATCTTAATCTTCGCCGCTTCTGCTTCTTTCACAAACTCATTGTCTGAGCAAAATCTACAGTTTGGATCATATTCATGATCATGAAGCATATCAATCTTAGATTGTAAAGAAGTTTGTTCTCTTTCAATCTTTTTGATTGTTAGTACCCTGTCTTTAATTTGCTCTTCAAGATGGTTTAAAAAATCAATCTTTTGTGTTGCGCTGGATGCTTCGGCTTCCAAATCATCCATTCTTGCCTCCAAATCTTGAATCTTAGCCTTTGCTATAGAGATCTGGGTAGATAGTCCTATGATTTGCTTTTCTGCCTCTGAGAGTTGATTTTGGGCCTCTGAGAGGGCACTATTAGTTTGATCAATATCAATGCCTCTTTGTGACGCTGCCCTAATCTGTTCTTCAATTGATTCTTTTTCTTCTTGCAAGACCTTCAATCGTGCATTGTGCTTTTCACATTGTTCAGTTTTTGTTTCTATCTCTTCCAGTATTTCAGAATATTCACGCAATGCTTTAGATAATTTTTTCTCCCAATCAACACCATTTAAGTGCTTAATGTATCCACGCATCTCAGCAGAGTCTTTTTTGACCGCTTTATGCATATCGTCAAATATATCTAAGTCCAAAAATTTAGCCAATATTTCTTTACGCTTAGTTGACCCCTCGTTGATGAACCCAAAGGAATCATGTTGTGCGGCTAGAGAAGTCATAATAAAATCTCTATATGTACCAACCGTAGATTGGATTATTGAATCGGTTTGTGTTCTAGAAGTTCCATTTTTTGATTCTGGTTTACTACCAGCAGTTACCAGAGAAAAATCTAAGTTAGTTTTCGCAGACGTTTTTGTTCTCTCAAGAGTTCTAGTAATTTTGTAAGTATCATCACCAATTCCAATGTTTAGTCTACACTTGGCCTTGTCTTGATTTTGATTGATAATATGTACATTTTTTCTTTCACCTTTGGATGTTGTATTAAACATCCCAAACAGGGCAGCATCGATGATTGAAGATTTACCAGAATAGTTTTTGCCAAATATACCAACAAGACCATTTAATTTAGTAAAATCAATTGTGTTACCTTTTCCGTAATTGAAGAGATAATCCCAAGACATACTTTGTAAGTTCCAAGTAATGTTCCTAGACACATCAGTTTGCACATGCTTTTTAAAGTATTCTCTGGCGATAGCAAGAGATCGTCCTCTTGTTTCGTCATCTATGCCTTTATTGCTCAAAAACTTCAACATATATCTTTCAAAAGTATTTTGATTGCGTATGTTTTCTGCTTTTGTGATACCCGCCCCAGATTCAATCTTGGATGCTCTATTTAGAAGTTGTACAGATATCGGAGACCACTTTGTTTGTGCGTAGTCCTGAAGTCGAACAAGTCTAGCTCTCGGCAAGTTGTGTTCAGATATTAATCTTAGTCTTGAATTTTTTGGTACATCAACATTCGGTAGTTGTCCGTCTTCTGTGATATGAACTGTTACAAAAGGTCTTGGTGATCTAAAGAGCCGTTTCTCGACAGAGTGACTGTCTTTGCTTCTTATATTCCAAATGAGGTAGCCTTTTAGTTGTGATTCGCCAAAGTTTTGCTGAACAGTAGAACCAGCATACCAAATGGTTCCTTCTGAGTTCATCATTTGTGTTCTATGGATGTCTCCAAGCATTGCATAATCAAATGGTTCAAATATTTTAAGATCATCCTCGCCGTGATCTAGACGAAAACCACTTCCCACTTGACATCCCTGTATCGCACCATGATAAAGTGCAATATTTATTGAATTATTATTAGACGGGTCTTGCCAGTTATCTCTATCAAAAACTGATAGAACATTGAAAACAAGCCCAGGCTCCGGAGAATATTCCCCAGAATTTTTTAACAACGTCAGGTTTGGATGCTGAAGAGCGTCTATGATTGGAGTAATCGCATCTTGTCGATCTCCATTCTTTAAATTACCGTCATGATTACCCAAGATAATAATGGTCGGTGCTATGTCTGCTAGATTTTTCAGAAAGTTAGAAGCCATCTCAAAGTATTCAGGAGACAACTGTGTTTTGGTGTGTGCTAGGTCACCAGTGTGAACTATGTAGTCCGGTTGCTCTTGTCTTAGTGAATCATATATCTCTTTGAATACATGGTTGTATTCTTTGTGATATTTTAAGTTTCTAATGTGTGTATCTGATATATGTGCTATACGCTTCATATGTCCTCCTTTTGTTATAGATACAATATAACATGTTAATCATTAATTGTCAAGTATTTTTCATCTGATTCGTCATAAAATATCGGACCTCCCGACATATAAGTTAAATCAAAAATATTAAAATCAAACCACTCAAGCGCCTCTATTGGACCCCACTTGTATGCCTTTGATAAACAAGAAAGTAGTATATCAACTTTATATACTAATCTTTTTTCATCCTCATGAAACTCCATCACAGATGGGGCAAAAATTTCTCTTGGTTCCAAAACTAAAAAGCTATGACCTTCATCAACAGCTTGTTTTATAATAGTATCAGCAAAACTCATATCAACCTCCTTTTTGCTATAGATAATGTAACACGTAGAGATTATGTTGTCAAGTTTTATTCAATGTGCCCAGTTCCAACTACTGACCATTCAACATGAGCATCAACAT